CCTGACTATAGTCGCACTGAATGAAGACGTTCTCTGGCCTACTAACTACGAACTGGCCCTTGATCTGCTTGTCACGAACAATGTTCTGTAGGTTTGGATTCTTACTGGCAAGCCGTCCAGACGTCGTATTGTGTAGAAGGTACGTCGTGTTGATTCGTCCTCTGTACACACGTCGCTGCATACCCTTGACGTACGTTCCATGCAGCTTCGCTTTGCGACGATGCTCCAGAAGCACACTGATGAAGGCTGCAAGCGGCGACCCAGGTACCACCCGCTTTTGTATTCGCTTGAGTGTGTCTACGTCGGTCGAATCAACTAAGGCACCACGTTCGTGTAGAAAGTTCTTGACCTGTTTAGGCGAACGAGGATTGAATATGGCTACCTCGTTCTCCTCGAGCGCACCTGTTGCCCGTCGTGCGTCTGTCACAATGGATTCGATGTGTGCTTCGATTTCACCTAGGAAACCCACGTAGTCATTCGAAAGCTCCCTGGAGTACTCAGCATCGAATGCAATCCCGTTCAGCTCAAGGTACACCAGCTCGTTACTGGCATCGCAGAGGAAATCGTGCAGCTCCCGCATTCCCTTAGCTGCGAGTCGCTCAACGAAGTATTCGTACAGGTCCCAGGTGACAGCTACATCGTACGCGTTGTACTTGTACAGAATAGGCCGAGGAACGTTTGCGTAGCTACCGCCCTTCGTGTACTGGTCGATGTCATGCTTCCAGTTCGGTGCACCAATGATCTCTACACCGAGGTACTCGAGACTATGCCTACCAGGACGCTCATCAAGGCAATAGTCGGCAAGCATCGTGTCGAACCACACTCGGGGCATAAGCCGACGCTTGAAGTAGGCGAACAGGCCCTTGGCGTCGAACTTGAAGTTCTGTCCGACTAGGTTCTTGATACTGAACAGATCGATGAGCGCTTGTGCGACCTTCTCTGACTTGCAGGCTTCTTCGCCTACGATGAGCGCCTTGCCTTTGGCGTAGGCGATGCCGACACAAAGCATCGTGTGCTGTTCGGGGTGCTCGAAGGACACGTCCTTCTCGATGCCCGACTCGATGTCCACTACGAGTACTGGATACTGTTCATGCATGAGCTGGTTGAGAACGAAGAGCGCACCCTCCTCGTCGTCCAGTACGTAGTACTCAGGAGGAGTCCAAGGGCTACGGTCTGTGATCTTGACCTTGCCAATGTCGCTAACAAGATCAGGAAAGGCGTCTGCAGTTCTTAGGCAGTAAGCAGGATGCCACGTTGGGATGATAGTCGCTCGCCCTAGCTCCTTCGTGGTCTTACCAGGTCCAACACGAAGGCCAGTAATCTTACTAGTAGTATTGAGCACAGTCTGCGCAGCTGATCCTCCAAGCGCGAAGACAAATTCAGGATCTCTATCCCGAAGCTCAGCCAGAAGTCTCGGTCGGCAAGCATCGATAGCGGACTTTGGCGGAGTCGCGTTCTCAGGCGGTCGACAGAGACACGCATTACTCAGGAACACCTCTCTGCGCTGGATGCCGTGGTGGCTAAGTACCGTCGTCAGTAGCTGCCCTGACGGCCCGATGAAGGGGATTCCCTTGTTGGCCTCCTGGTAACCTGGTGCCTCTCCTACAGCCGCGTACTTGGCTTTGTCCGGTCCAGCTGAGGGAACGAAGACCGTGTCCTTGTTATTGAGTGGACACCGTTCACATTCGGCTAGAGGATGCCTACGCGGCAGACTAGACTTCTCGAGTACCTCAACAGTCTCAGTCATTGTGATCCGCGGATGCATGAGACGTCTGACCCACGCTGTACGTAGCTGCCACCGGCTTGTGCGCAAGACTGCTTGCTATCGTGGATGATCTCGTTGTTGCTTCGCTTGACAGTTACTCCGCACCATACAAGTGCCCATGTGATCGCTACTAGTGCAGCCGCGCCCGCAACGAACGTGATGACGTTCTTCCAGTCGTCCATCAGACCGTAGCCTCCTTTGCTTTCTGCTGTTCTGCGAGCAACCGGAGGATGTCAGGGGTAGCCACCGCCAGGTCGACTACGGTGCGATCCGCTTTCTGGTTGTACTCAGCCTGAATGACGTACAGCGGGAAGCCTTCAACGTTGGTACCCAGGACGTAGAAAGGCTGAGCCTGGTCGCATGCTGTGACATCGCCTGGGTAGTTGAGTACGTAGTACTGTTCCATTATTCAACTCCTTCTTATTCTATTATATATCATGCCCAAAGGGAATTTCAAGTCTCTATATAAGCTTCGGAGCATCAGCCCATTCTAGGAAGAGTCGAATCTGCCCGTCCGCGCGCCTGTTCCAATGGTCACTATCAGGCTCACCGTGGAAGTAGTCATCGGGCCGATCGATCTCGTCTTCTGTCATATCGGCATCAAAAGCCGCGTAGCAGTACGGAGCGGACGTATCTACTCCACGGATGTACTTCTTCCTATCTACCCGTTGAATATACTTCACCTCCTGTAGCCACGACCGATTCGTCCCGAGAAGGTGGATGTTCAGCCTGTCTGAGAAGGCCTCGTTCATCCAGCGCACCAGTTGAACACGTGCATCGAAGCTGATGGTGGTGAGTAGGTGTCGAGGCAGTCCGATCGCCAGGTAAGGGCTTAGCTGTCGTGCCTCATCGATCGACAGCATCACGTCACCCATAGTCTGGCCTTGTGCCACGTACATATACTTAAGCATGGAGTCACGCGTGTGCCACGCAGCAGATGCGACTCTGAAGGTCCCAGCTTGGTCGCCGATCACGTCAGGCAGGATTACTTCGGTCGCTCCTACGTACTTGGCAAGGTTCAAGAGACTCTGCCAGTCGTCCATCTTACCTTCTGCGGCGCCGTTGTCGAGGATGACGTAGTCGCCCCGCTTTACCGCCGCAGCATAGTAGTCACAGTACCTAGGATTCCGCCTAGTCGGCAGTCCGTCGATGTAGGGGAGCATTAGTTGGTAGTTGGTGAGCTTGAGGTCGTCAAGCCTATGAAGTGGCGGAATCAGCGCTACGCGCATTCTTCTGCTCCTGTGTCCTGATCATTGACTCGGCGTAGGTCCTTACGATATCCAACGTTGCATCTAGTCGTTGCAGGTCTACCTTCAGGTTCATTGGTTCGGGCAGGTCAATCATTCGTTCATCAGCGACAGAACCACTAGGCCATTGAAGCTGTAGCACCAGTCGCATCAGTTGTCCTTGTCTACACGTACGGGGATGAAGGTGCCAGGAGGGTCCCCGGCCACTTCCTCTTCAACATCGTCAGGCCAGGTGAACTCATGACCATCATCCATCTTGTAGCCTTCAGGGTGCTGCTGACGACGATAGCCGCATTGCGTGCACCGCGTGAAACGCTGCCTGTTCTGTTCGCGCTTGATCTCGTATGCGGCTTTCATGTTGGTTGCGGTGAGACCGCAAATGTTCGCGAAGTAGGTGTAGATGTCGGCGAGTTCCATCTTCAAGGCCATCTGGACCTTCGGGTCATCCCAGTTCAGACTTCCGCGTTGGATCTTCTTGACCATGTTGGCCAACTCACCAACTTCGCCGCACAGGGCAAGGGTATGATGAACGATACTCTGTGCGAGTTCCGGCTGGTCACCCCACCACGTAAGCGAGTCTTCCATACACTGCTGCGCATGGTCGACAAGGAGGTTGTGTTCGGTAGTCGGATCAGTCATTTGTTGCACCATCCCTGAGTTCGATGTACCTGGACTTATCCTTGCGGTAGACGATATCGATTACTCCCTCATCCAGTAGTGCCTTTATTCCGTCGAAGTAATACTCCTCCATACTTCCGGACACTTTTGGTAATGAAGTACTCCATACAAGGTACTGGCTTTCGCACTCCATCAATTCCCATAGTCGTCGCGCTATGGAGTCTACTGTACTGTCAACTATGCGTTGTGATACCATTGCGTTCCTAAGGTAGTAGTCGATCGACGGTCCAGAACTTCCAAAGCCTGTCAGCCATCCAGCCAGGGGTACCGTGACCGAAGGTGGGAATCGGGTACAGTACTACCTTCGAGCCTCGTGGCGCATACACCGCTTCATCCGACGCAACTGGGAACACGTAGCTATTCGTTCCCTTGCCACCTCGAATAGGTACACTCGTGTCTGCGTCACCGTGGGTATGGAAACAGTCCATCGGCAAGATACCCCGAACGGTTGCCCAGCCGGAAGCCATCCCGCAAGCCTCGAAGACATCAGGATGTTCTGTCGCGGCACGCCAAGCAAGCGCACCACCAGCAGAGAAGCCGGCGATGTATGCATGGTCGATAAGTCCGTTACGCGTTGAAACGTCAGCAACAATGCTGAGCAGGTACTGTATGTCGTCCTGCATACCACCTTGCCAGCCATTGCCGACATTCCATGCGCCGTTGAGCGCTGTGCCAAGTGCCAACGTATAGCCCTTGCTTAGCGCGTGTGCCTCCCATCCACCTGCCTGGCTCCAGAAGGTCGAGTTGCAGTTCGCTGCACTTAGGTCAGTCCCATGTAGGCCGATGACTAATGTACCACCACCAGGAGTGAGGTAGTATCCACGTCCGCCACTCAAGGTAACCAGAGTACTAATCGATGACCTCCTTGGTAGGGCAAGCGATAGGCCTGTGCCTACAGCTGCGGTAATGAATGTGCGACGATTCACTTCAGTCCGGCGAGGCTGAGGAACTCCGCACGAGCGAGCCTGTCGTGCTCCTTGTATACACCTCGCATGTCGGAGGTCGTAGTGACGACTCCTGGCTGTGCCACGCCACGCATCGACATGCAGAGGTGTTCGGCTCGAAGGACTACCGCAGTACCCTTCGGCTCAAGCTTGCTGTAGATCTCGTCGCTGATGAAGGTCGTCAGTTCCTCCTGCACCCAGAGACCCTTGGCTGCCCACTTAACCAGTCGCGGGAACTTACTGAGCCCTGCGATCTTGTCTTCGGGTACATATCCGATATATGCGAAGCCGAAGAATGGAACCACGTGGTGCGCACATAGGGTGTAGAAGGGGATCGGAGACAAGACGATCATCTCCGTCGAATCAGGATCGTTGTTCGGGAAGACCGTGAAGTCGAAGGGCTCCCGAGTCGTCAACTCCCTAAGCATCTTAACTAGGCGCATTGGCGTCTTGGCCCTGTGGTCTTCTGGTACCTCACTCCACCCTGGCAGGCTCTGGAGAAGCGCTGCCGCAGATTCTACTGCAGTCTGTTCGTTCAGCTGTGCAAGCTGTCGCTCCTGGTATCCGCGACGATCGAAGAGTCCCTCGAACGTAACCTGGTCAGTCTTTGCACTACTGTACGTTGGGATGGGCTCCGGCTCAGTTGTCATTACTTACCGCCTTCTGCGTCATCGTCGAATAGGCATACTGCGATGGTGCTATACACGGCGCGATCTACTACAGTGTCGCGCAACGCTTCGTTCTTCGGCTTCTTGCCTGAACGCCACGGGTACAGTTCTCGCAGACGCGCCATCTTGGTGGCGATCAACGATTCGCACTGGTGCCATGCGCTCACGCCCAGTTGGTCACCTGCGCGCCGGAAGTTGGAATGCACATCCGTGTCTTCTGCATAGTCTGCACCCTTGCGCTTGTGTAGCTCAGCCATCTCGATCAGTACTGCCTCGAACTGGTCGCTAGGGTCTAGCGGATAGGTCTTGGGCTGCGTAGCCACTAACGCTTCCTTTCATTGACGGGCCAGACGTGATTGTGTACCTGGACATTGAGCCGCCAGGGTAGTTGACTCTCCAGGATCCAGGCAACTAGGTCCTTCTCTCCTAGTTCGCCCCATACTACTCCGGCGTACACTAGCGGCGCATTGCGGCCCTTGGGTACATGCTCGGCATACATGTACCTGGCTAGGTTGAAGTCCTTCTCGTCCTTGATGACGAACTTGATTGCGTCGTTCCTCTTCAGGCGCTTCAGATTGGCGAGGCGCTCAGGGTTCATCGGATCTTCGCCCGAGCCCGGAAGCTTCCAGTCCATCACGTACGTCGCACCCAGTACAGGAAGGGCAAACGTACCATTGGTGAACATCTCGTACGTATAGCCCCAGTTCATAAGTTCGTCGCACAACTCCTTCATCTCATGCGTAGGCTGAAGAAGTGGCTCACCTCCGGTCAAGCAAACGTGCTTCGGCCAAGTAGCCAGTCGGCTGAAGACCTCACCTGGATCCATCTTCACCCAGGTGTCTCGGTACTTCGCAGGATCGATGGCAAAGGGGGTATCGCATGGCCAACCAGGACACCTGAGGTTGCAACCACCGAAGCGAACGAACTGGGTGGGCCGACCGACGTTAGGGCCTTCACCTTGTGTACTGGTGTACACCTCAACTAGACGCATCTACTTCTCCACGGCGTGTAGTGCCTCATGTACCTTGTGTGCATGCTCTTCGGGCTGCTCGAGCTTCCCTAATGCGTAGCCTCGACCGTTGTGCATCTCGTCGAGGTGCTTGATGATGTCTTCAGGTACCTCGTACGGATGAGTACTCATCGCAAAGCTCCTCATGCGGTCTAGCCTACCATACAGGCACTCTACTACGAACCTGACTATATCCATCTCCTGGGTAGGGTTGTCGTCTATTTCTCCCTTGTATATGAATTGGGCAACGTTCGCTAGTCGACCGTCAGGCATGCGTGTGATCAACTGAACGAAGATGTCTCCTACACCCAACGCCTTAGAAGGCACGACTGTGCACACTATACCTCCCACTCTGCAGCATTGACTGCGGTCTCGTGTACAGTCACCTTGAAGTGCCTTGGTGCGTTCTGCGACGACAATGGGCCGAAGGTACCGAACGCCCAAAGCCCTATCCACTTCGCGATGTTCTCAGTTGTCGGATCACCATCGAACGTCTGCAGGCCTGGTAGCTGCTGAAGTTCTAGGCGATGGTCTGGCTCACTGGGAGGGCTGGTGTCTGTGCTAAGCTGTGCTGCCCAAGGGTCTTCTGCGTTGAGGAGCAAGTGATGGTCGTAAACAGTATCGAGATAGTGACGGAATTCCTTCTTGACTGCACCGAAGTCCAGACCAGCCAGGATTCCATTGCCATTCACCTCACCCCTGATCTTGAGTTCGACGATCATTGAGTGGCCATGGATGTTCTGGCAAGCTCCCGGAAGAAGGGAAAGCCTGTGCGCAACCTCGATGTTATGCTTGACCGCTATCGCCTGCATTGCCATTACTGTTCGTCCCCCTCACGTAGTCCTCGTATTCCTTGGCCAGAGGTACCACCATGTCTGCATCCCACGTGTCGCCATATTGCAGCGTAGCGATCGCGAGTTTAAGGCACTCATGACGAAGCTCTTCAGCTGTCACGTCAGCCCTCTTCCTTGGCTTCCACTAGCACACGTGGCGGAGGAGGGTTCTTCTCGTTCGAATGCAGACACGGATAGGCATAGTTACCTAACTCTTGGGAGCACTCGTTGCAGTAGGCGCCCCACTTGCCGGGTTCACGTAGTTCCGCGATAGCATATGTATGCCAGGGCCTCATGTAGACATTTGTCATGCCCTGTACTCCGTCGGGTCGTTGAAGTCCGCAAGTGCTTCCTTGCGCTCTACACAGGTACCGCAGGTGCCGCAGTGGATGTCGCCACCCTTGTAGCAGCTCCACGTCTTGGTCCAGTCGACCCTCAACGCATTACCCATCCTGGCGATGTCTGTCTTGGTCTTGTCGATAAATGGTGCGTAGATGAACTCTGGTGGCGCCGTCAGGTCCTGGAGATCGGCATCCTTGAATGGACCGAATCCGATATTGCCGCGCACGATCGCATCGTTTGCGGTCTGGATGAATTCCGGCCTGCAGTCTGGATAGATGAAGTGGTCGCCTGCATGTACACCGATGGCAACCCGATGCGCACCCTCGTTCACTGCGACAGCTGCGGCGATCGAGAGCATCATCATGTTACGGTTCGGAACGACTGTCACCTTCATTGACTCCTCGGCGTAGTGTCCATCCGGCACCTCAATGCCGCTGGTAAAGACGACCTTTCCTGTAGTTGCGTTAACACCGGCAGGCACAGGGGGCGAAGAGGTGAGTGCGCTGTTGCTGATGAGATGCGTAATCCCCGATAGGTCAATGACGTTATGCTGCAGGCCCCACCAGGCTGCATGATGCTCTGCGAACTCGAGCTCCTTCACGTGTCGCTGTCCGTAGTCGAAGGACAGTACATGCACATCATCGGTCGGACCATCCACCATCAGGTGGTACAGGAGGGTGATGCTGTCCATTCCACCTGACACAATTGCTACAGTGCTACGGGTCACTGACTTTCCTCCGGTTCATCGATTGGCCAATTGCCGAAATACTCATCGGGTCGGTAGGGGTGAGGGTGCTCATAGAACTGCTTCACTGCCCACTCGATGTCCGACCACGGATCACCAGGCAAGGTTACTGCTGTACCTAAGAACATGACACCTCGCGAGTTATCGATCATATCCTGGAGATCCTTGAGTGGATCGCTATTGGGATCGTCCCAAGGTAGCGGCTTACTCACGGCTTCCCCCTTACGACGAACGAGATGGGGTACAACGTCTCTGTGCGACCTGTACGTTGCCGAACGATCTGTCCGCGTTGTTCGAGAGTCTCCAGGATTCGTGAAGCGTCTCTGGCCTGCAGATGGTATGACTGCATGATTGCGCTTCGGGAGATTCCTGGCTTGTTAGTGATAGCTAGCAGTACCTTATCGAACTCTCGTTCAACGCTACCCTTGCCTACGTTGGCGAGAACAAGATCCGTATGGTACTTCCACTGCTCCACGTAGTGCATCGCCCGAAGCATATCAGCCTTCTCCACTCGGACGTAGTCTTCGGGTGCTTGTCGAGACGCAGCAAGAAGTACAGCTGCCTTCAGACCCGACTTACTCAGACGATCGTACGTAGGAGTCATCAGGTCCGCGTGCTCCATCTGTAGAGCCATCTTCATCATGTCGGTCTCGAGTCGGTTGTATAGTTTCCAGCATTCAGGATCGAATTGTGCCTCCCAGAGTCGATGCTGCAGACCTACGGCGTTTCCTCGTTCGCCTACTTGTACTGTCTGGGGCGTGTTGTAGTGCTTGTACATTCGGCTGAGCTCGTCGATGATGGAGACTCGTTCCCCCAGATTGAATTGGGTAGGTGGTCCAAGTGGACGAACATTCGTGACATCACTCTCGGCGGTGATGAAAACGAAGCGAGGAACGAATCCGGAGCTGACGTTGTCGAAGTTAAGCAGTCCGAGTACCTTATTCTTAATTCCTCCTGCGAAGATGATGAGACAGGGATCTCGGACCTCGATGATTTCCTTCCGGAGAATCCTCTTCTGCATCTTGCCGTCATATAGCTTCGTAAGCGTTTCAGCCATGCCGGCGTAGTAGTCGCGCTTCGTGAACTGTTCCAGAAGACCACTAAACTCATCCCGAAGAAAGATTGAAGGTTTATTCGGACGTAGCGACAGCGACGTCATCAGACCTTCAATGCTACCGTCCGTTGCAAGAACGGCGTCATTGTCGATCTCGTCGATGACATCAATCGCTATGTCCATCGCCGTGCTCTTCCGTGTCAGGGTCGTGTCTGCTAGGATCATGAACCAGAGGTTTGGCTTCACCATCCCGAAACTTGTTGGGAGCTGCACAGATCCGGCTAGTAGTGAAGACAAGGTCACAAACGCACCGGCTTGATGGTACTGCCACGCAGCGTCTCCCAATCCTTTCGCCCACCTGATGTACCTCTCTACGAACGATTCCTCGCTCAGTACCACTTCCCGCTCAGCCTCTGTGAGCAAAGGGAAGGTCATTTCAGTTGTCGGTGGCAGAAGTACATTCAGGTGCATTTGGTTCTTGACGAAGGACCTGCATACGTCCTTCCAGAGGAGCTCCGGCGGCCGACCATCGCGCTCGTACTTGTTGCATGCTGATGCCGATGCCACGACGAATACTTCCTCGTGGCTCATGCCTGCCTCGAAGCACATCATCTGCAGGCGCCAAAGAGAGCCGCTCCAACCCTCCTTCGCATCAGCCTCTGGCTCATTCGCAAAGAGCACCAAAGCCATCGGCTGGATGATCTTATGGTACTTCTGCAGGATCTCCTCGGGTGACTCCTTCGGCAGCTCGGTAGGAAAGGGCATACTCAGAGATTCATGCCCTGCCACTTCCGGATACTTCTTGAAGTCTTCGAAGCTGTAGCGAGCACTGACAGCATCGATGATCTTGACTGTTGGCGACAGTGAGTCGGAACCGTACTCGACTTTCCTGTTGAAGGTGAATGGCACACGTAGAAGCTGCGTCAGGTCCCACCCACTTCTGTCTGCACCCTGACGAGCATGCATGTAGGCGATGCGGTGTGACAAGTCTTCCGCGTCGGACGCGTCGACGAGGGAGTCGAAGCACCACAGGGCCTGGTATCGGCCAGGAGAACTTTCTAGTGTAAAGGACGGCTTCACAAGGAGGTTCTGCGGGTCGCATTCATCTAGGTCTGCCCATGCGCATGTGCTAGTAGTGATCGCGTCTTTAATTCGTCTCTTGCGATCGCTGAGCGTCGGACAGAAGTAGATGTTATGCGTCATCATTCGTTGCTGGATGGACTCTTGCGCACTCTCGAGTTCGTCTGGCCACCTGTAGAACTCTTCGATGAGCCCCTTCTTATTAGGCGCACGAAAGGCAATACAGAGGAACCCCTTCGATTCCTGTCCGAATAGGAGTCGGAAGAATTGTCCCCTCTTGAACCGCGCGTCTGACGGAAACGACAACTCTACCCCCATTAGGGAACCGACTAGGTAGGCTTAGGACCAATGCAGATCTGCTTCCAGCACGCCACCAGTTACCTGACCCTATGGGGGCACACCCACGTATTAGTCAGGGCTGACCTGGTTGTTACCATCCGAAGAGACGCTGGTGAAACCCGGTGATTACCCTTTATACGGCTGCACTCGACCTAGTCGGCTCGGTTAGGAGACAGTAGCCTTCCACTACTGCCTCAGCTCATCTACGGCAGGAGCTGAGCCTGCTTGCTCGTCGCCTTCGTTGGCGTGGCGGTGAGCGCTGCAGGATCGTACGGCATGTAGCTCTTGACCTCGTTGCGCGCCTCGTAGTCACCCCGAGCGGGCTTGATGACCAGGAAGGCGTTGAGGTCCTTGTCCACCAGTTGGGCGAGCGTTGGCACCTTGAGTTGCGTGCCAGTCGGCATACCCAGAGCCTTCATCAGCTGCACCAGGGAGTAGGTTGCCCCTGCGAACAGCATGATGTTGTCGAAGACGTGGCGACCCTCGTACGGGCCGCTCTGCACGACCAGGTCGAGGTTGTAGTACGGCTTGCCAGGGTTCTTCGACTCGGGGCCGCAGGCCTTGACCTCGCCCTTCACAACCTTCACGTGGTACATCCCGCGAGGCATGTTCTCGAAGCTACGACCTTCGGCCGAAGCTTCCTGCTCGGAGATGTTCAGGTGCAGATCGGATACATCGATGGTGCCCTCGGCAGCTCCGGGGAGCATGTCGTTGACAGGTGCGGGCTTGCCGGCACCATCGGGCAGTAGCAGATCGTCAGACATTGACTAGCTCCTCAGCGGTCATGGTTTCCTGTTTTGCGGTTTCATGGACCTTACCTGTGATGAGACTGTACATCGTCGCCATGGTGGGGTTCTCGATCACCAAAGGCAGGTTGTCAGACCTGTCCTTCGCGACGATTTGTTCCGTAGCCGAAGTCAGCAGTAGGCGCTTGTTCTCCTTCACAGACACTTCGCCCTGCTGTACGTCGACTTCCTTCTTGTACATGTAAGCCACCACGTCCAAGAAGGCAGCTACTTCACCTGCCAGCTTACCCGAGAGGGAAGGCAGGATCTTGATCGCTCCCGTCTGCTGGTTCTTGTCTTCGCGCTTCAGTGCCGTGAAGAGGACGTTGATCGGCAGGTCACGGAAGGCACGAACGATTCGACGCATGTGCTCCGAGTTGCGTTGCCAGGCGCGCATGTCTGCGATGTCTGGGTCGGCAACCTTGTCCTTCGACTCCGCCTCCTCTACTCGCATGTTGAGCACGTAGTACAGGTTGTACTTCTGTACCTCCGTCAGAGAGTCGACGACTACGGTGTTGAAGCCGTGCCTACCGGCCCGCAGCTCGTTGAGTACCTCCACCAAGCTCACCCAGTTCGGAATCTTCACTAGCTCCACGTTCGGGTTGCTTGCACGAAGGCTGAATGTACCTCCTTCCAAGTCTAGGAAGAGTACCTTCCGCATCTCTGCCACGTCGTCCGCTGTACCCAGCAGACGGGTCTTGCCTACGCCCGAGTCGCCGTAGACCAGTAGGTTCACCGTAGGCGCACGGTCCTGAACCCTTGTGATTTTCAGCCCACCCAAAGTGGTGGGGGTGAGTACCTCGATTGGCATGTTCACCTCCTTGTATGCCGCTACGAGACAATTAAATATGCGAAACTAAACGCCCTGTGGATTACTGGAGACCGAACACCCGGACCTATCGTAGGCAAATTTTTTACTGTGCCTAGTGGTTGACGAGACCTGAAGAGTTGGTCTGGGAGATTCCCTGCGGATAGCAGCACGTTGTCGCCTGCACATCAAGGAAAGAGTGCCAGCTCTGCGATCCCGACGGGTCGATGAAGGATCCAGTATCGTAGTGGAAGACACCATTCGGACAAACTGGCTCTCCTGACGTTCCGCACCCAACGTCGTGTGATCCGATGAAGTCACCGTCTCGGAACAGCTGGAAAGTCCCGAAGACGTCATGGCACGGCTGGATGACATGGTTCGCGCCGTAGCAGTCGTACGATCCCACTCCACGAATGAAGCCACCGAGAAGGGTCTCTACCGACACTGTAGATTCAAAGCAATGACCGGTGGGGTCGCATCCCGACACATGGTGCGAGATCAGAACGGTGTGGGGAGATACGCCCTGCGCATTCGCGGGAAGCGCAAATAATACTC